CAACGAGGTCACCGGTTCACGCACCTTGACCGCCCGGTAGATTGGGTGGTTAATGGTTCGCGTTGAGCTAACAACACAAACATCAGTGGAGCGCGCCAAAGATATCGACATATTCCGCACGTATTCCCTCGTGTCGGCAAGGTCTTCGGGGCCTGGGATTACCAGACCTGATTTCCAAACCGACCGTGGGGGTTCCGCGCGGCGTTCATTCGATAAATTTAACCAATGAATATACCCGCCAGCCCCGGTAGATCTCACCTTTGTACGCATTCGCAATGTATCGCGAGGCGCATTAGGAGTTACCAATCGGAGCTTGTTGGCATAATCACGGCCACCCCAAAACCTTGACGGGACCATATCGCGGAGCCAAACCCAGACGTCATAAACGTCCGGATCAAGCCCGCGAAAGTCCTCATACATGATGGCCCACTTGCGGAGACTATTCGCAGCGTGGATCACATCTGTAAGCTCTTTCAGCGGAGCTTTAAGGTAAAATGGGGTTATGTCATGACCATTGGAGTAATGGCCACCACACGACTCACGAAAGGGTCCATCAACGAATGATTTAGAAGAATTAACCTCAAAACCAAAACAGTTCAGGACCCACATAAGATCGTGGGCAACAGCTGTAGGGACAATTAGATCGTCCCCATATACTGAAATGACACCTGAGATACCACGGTGGTACGCGGTTGCTTTCGCAAGAGCCCAAAAGAGTAAACTTTCAAGCTCGAACGTAAAACCGTTCCCCATACTGGAGAACATCTCATTCCGGTGTTCAACTCCGTCAATCACTGTTATAGGGCTCCGAAGAGCCTCAAGCAGTGTATACCAACACTCGGGTAGCATGAGCTCCACGAGACCTAGGGTAACGGAATCACTAGCTGACGACAAGTCTAACGTCGCCAACTGATTAGTGATTGACCCGAGCCTAGCGAACGATCGGTTTATCGACTGATCGTTCAGGTTGATGTTGACGGACCTCAAAGACGAGCGCAGGAGGTTACCTACGCCCTTTTGAAGGAACATATTGATATCGGGCTCTTTACAAGCGCAGCGATCAATATCGGCTTTCTTTGGGACGGTGAACATCACGTTACCTGGAACTAACTCATACGAGAGTCGGTCCCCAAATGACGCCCAACCTGGCATTTCTTCAGCGTACAGCTGTTGAAACAGAGCCAGTGCAGGCGCAGTAGCGTGTGCTTTCCCGAGGTACTTACCAGCTGGGAAGCTGGTTTTCCTATCACGACTCGTCGATGCTCCCCCGCTGAAAGTGCCGATTAAGGCATCCAGCGGAGGAACGGCACCGATCGTGGTCTCAATAAGATCGCGAGTCCAATCAACGAATTTGTCGTATCTGACCCGAGGCAAAATATGATAGCCA